TCTATTGGCAAGATTGCTGGAAAAGGCATTGCCAAGAGTTTAGGTAAGAAGATACCTCTAGTTGGATTAGGTCTAGGTGCTATCTTTGCTGCTCAAAGAGCAATGAAAGGTGACTTTGTTGGTGCTGGTTTAGAACTAGCATCTGGTGCTGCATCTACAGTTCCTGGCATTGGAACTGCTGGATCTGTTGGTATTGATGCTGCACTGATGGCACGAGACATGGGTGCTACTCCATTTGCAGAAGGTGGCATTATTACAGAACCAACAACTGGTTTGATTGGTGAAGCAGGAAAAGAAGGTGTTTTCCCACTAGAAGGTTCTAGAGGAAAGAAAACCTTTGCTAAATTTGGTGAAGGTTTACTAGAAGCTCAACTTAGAAACAAAACAAAGGTAGCTAAACTGCAAGCAGAAGGTCTTGCGGAATTTTATTTAAAGAAACCATGGTGGGAAAAGTTAATTGATGGTCTCAAAAAATTACTTCCTGGATGGTTAGGAGGAGAAGGCGGTGATGATGGTGGTGATAGTAATGGTGGAGATTGGTGGAACCCATTTTCTTGGGGAAGAACTGGAAACAATGGAGATGGAAAAGGAAAAACTGATGGTGTAACACCTAAATCCACCATGTTGCCTGCACAGAAAGACGCAGTATCAGGATCATATGATTCTTTCCTTGGTGGACGACCAGCATTTACTAGTGGATTTGGATTAAGAAATACTGGAATTCAAGGTGCTTCTACTGACCACCAAGGTATTGATATTGGTGTTGATGCTGGTGCTGAAGTCAAAGCAATCGAATCTGGTAAGGTAGTTGATATCTACAAAGATTTTGGTGGATGGGGTGATGGTCTTGTAATTCAACATGCTGATGGTTCTAAAAATGTCTACGGTCATATTGAATCTAGTGTTGGCATTGGTGATGAAGTAAAAGCAGGTGATAAAGTTGGTCTTATTAAGTATTGGCCATCTGAACATTATCCAGCAGGAAGACAACACCTACACCTAGAACGTATTGAAGGTGGAACAAAAGTTGATCCACAAACATACCTCAATAATCTAATGTCTGCTGATCAAGCAGATGTTGATGCGGATATTGATAAAATTAAGAAAAATCCAGAGGTTGAAGCATTAACTTCTTTGATGGGTACACCAAAGAAAACTGGAACAGCAGAAGTTGCGGGTGTTGGATCATTCACAAGATCAGCAAGAAAGGGTAACTTTACAACAGCATACAAAGACGATCAGGGTAAGGCAATAAGTCGTGACGAGTTTATGAGTAGATTGAGATCTGCTCAGGCAGATCCTTCTAGTGCCTTAAATAAAGCATCAACAGAGGTTGCCTCTGGAGATAGAGCAGCAGCAAATGGCGGATCAGAACCACAGATAGTACCAGTTTCAACAGACAGTTCATCACAATCTGCTCAACCATCTGCACCAGATCCTGCTCCATCGTCTGGTGATATTCTTCCATCAACTCTTAGAGCAGTCCAAGTAGCAACCGCACAGTAATATAATGGCACAGTTTCAATCGACTACAGATTTCACTCTGAAGAGTGTTAAGATCTACCCAATAGGTAGTGATAAAGCTACAGTAATTACTAACCTTGTTAATAGTGTAAATTATGTGGAGAGTATTTTATCTCCCAGTATTGCTGCTACACTTGAAGTTGTTGATAGTGCTGGATTACTGCAAAAATTACCAATCCAAGGAACAGAGGTTGTAGAAATCTCTGTAATTACCAATCAGTCAGAAGAACCATTTGATTACAGATTTAGAGTATGGAAGGTCGGTAATAGATTTGCAAAAAATCAACAGCAAGTATATACGATTGGATTAGTTTCTGAAGAAATGCTCAATAATGAAGCAATCAGAATTACAAAACCAGTAGAAGGAAAACCAGATGAAGTTGCTAAAAAACTATTAGCAGAATCTGTTGGAACTGCAAAGACAGTGTTCTCTGAACCTGCATTACGTAAGGTCAAGTTTATGGCTGTCCGTCAAAGACCATTTGATATTATTACAAAAGTGGGTAGAAAGGGACTTTCTATGAAAGCAGGTGGTTCTGTTGATTCTTCTTCTTCGGGTACTAAAACTGAAGGAAATGAAGAAGATGCATTGCAAGCAAAAGGGAGTGCTGGATTTTTCTTCTGGGAAAATAGAAGAGGGTATAACTTCTTCTCTGTTGACAGCATGTGCTCTGAAGAAGGGGGTAATCTCAGGGCAGATGAATATGACGTAGAGACTTGGGGTCCATATGTAGAAAAGATGTTAAATCAAGATGACAGTGCAGATGATAGATTTACTATTGCATCATCTGATTTTATATCTGATTTAGACATCATGACATCTCTGAGGATGGGTAAGTATTCTTCTAGAGTTATCTTCTTTAATCACAGCACTGGAGAATATACAGAGTATGCTTATAAATTGAAAGATAGTTATGATAAGATGGCACACCTAGGAGGTCAAACAGAACTTCCAGATCTTCCTGGCGGTGTCGAACTTGATAAAACACCAACCAGAGTTATATCTACTCTTATTGATCATGAGACTTGGCATAATGATCCTGAACCAGGATCACATGAGCAGCAAGATCAAGGTACAGGTAAAACTAAGTCTAGCGAATATGCTGACTTTAATAAAGATTTTCTAGTACAATCTATAGCAAGGTATGAAACACTAAGAACTCAATCATGTGTTCTAGTTGTGCCAGGAAATGCTCAAATTTGTGCAGGAGATCAAATTGACATTAGACTAAGAAACAAGGTTCCAGGTGAGGAAGCAAAATCTGAAAACTGGGACAACGAAAGTAGCGGTGTTTATCTTATCGAAGAAGTAACACATCAATATGATAGAGTAACTGGTACAAATGGTCAGTTCTACACTACACTCAGATTGATGCGTGACACCTATGGTATGAAAGACAAACCGTCAGCACACAGTTCTAAATAACTACAGGAGGTAACTACCTATGGAAAACATCGAAGAGCATATCAAGAAGGACAAAGAGATCCTTCAAGATCCAACTACTAATCCACAAATGCGCCGTCATATTGAAGGTGAATTGCATGATTTGGAAGAGTATGTCGAGCACCATAAAAAAGAAATCGAGGCAGGAGATCATCACGATCCAACATACCTAGAACTATATTGTGATCAAAATCCATCAGAACCCGAGTGCTTGGTTTATGAGGACTAATTGATATGGATCAGTTACTGTCACAGTTGATCCCCACGCAACGCATCGGAAACGATGGGTTTATTTGGTGGATCGGACAAATTGAAGGAACCGCTGCTGATGAAGCAAACAACAAAGGCGGTTATCGCTACAAGGTAAGGATTATTGGGGATCATCCTAGAGATAAGGAACTACTCGATACTCCTCAGTTACCTTGGGCGAATGTTTTAATGCCAGTAACTGCTCCGTTTATGCCAGGTAATATTGGCGGTGGTCACCCACAACTCGTTAAGGGTTGCTGGGTGATGGGATTCTACATGGATGTAGAAAAACAAAAACCTATTATCATGGGTTCTATTGGACAGACGCCAGGTGCAACGTCTGTACTACCACAGAAAGGACCAGATGCTAAACCATTTACATCTGGTGCAGAAAGTGGAGACCTAACACCAAATCCAAATACTGATGGTGATCCAACACAAGATGAGCAACAGAAGACCACAGGTGCTCTGCCTGATGGAACTAAGAGAGGTGATGGTGAAGAACGTGTCAATACACCACAAAAGAAACTAGCAGCACTCAAGCAAGAGGAGTGGTGTCAAGAAGTAGCAGAGAAATGTAAGGATGTTGATCTAAAAACTCAGATGAACAGCATTCTTGGAACGTTCCTAAAGGATGTTCAAAATAGTAATGGTAGAGTTGGTACAAAGTATGTAAACGAGGCAACTGGTGAATTAAACAGTGCAATTAATGATGCCAGAACTGCTGTTAATAAAGCAACATCAGTAATTACAGAATTTCTAGCAAAAATAAAAGGTTGGATTAAGAAGAAAATACAAGAAGCTGTTGAAGCATTAGTAAAAGCAGTTCTTGCTCCAGAACCTACAGGTAATGTCTTAACACCAGTAACAGAGTTTTTCAACAATATACTCAAAGATCTTGGGTGTAAGATGGAAGATCTTGGTGAGCGTCTTATTGAGTGGTTGACCAATGTAATCATGAGTTATGTTCAGCAGATTTATCGTGCTGCTATTTGTCAGGTAGATGAACTCGTCAACGGTATCATTTCTAAGATCAATCAACTATTGAATGAACTACTTGAAAGTGTTCTGGGTCCTCTTCAGGATATTCTAGGAGCAATTGCTGCACCACTCAACATTATTGGTGAAGCAATCAATTATATAATGCAACTCCTAGGTATTTCTTGTTCTGGTCCAGATCAAACTTGTTCTAAGTACAAACTTCATTGTACAACAGGTGAGAAGAAAGAAGATGAGGATGATAAGGGTTTCTTAGATGGATTATTAGATAGTATTGATAATTTGTTTGGAGATACTCCAGCAGACTATACACAATATGTTTGTGATGAAGCATATACAGGAAGACCATTATCAGTAACCACTGTTGGATTTACTGGTGGTGTTCCTGCCCTTGGTGGTAGTGGTGGAGATTCAACCAAGAAACCAATCATAACTTATAAAATTGAAGATATTACTGTAAAAGAAGGATCGATTGCTAAGTTTGCTGTAACTAGATCTGGATATCTAGACGAAGCATCTTCTATCAAGTACAAAACTCTTAAGAACCAAGGATCTGCTACAGAAGGAGAAGATTATGTAGGTGTTGATGGTATTCTAGGATTTGCACCAAATGAAACTACAAAATATATTGATGTACAGACTATCGCTGATAATGTAGACGAACCAAATCAAGAGTTCTACATGTATCTCAGAAAGAATTCTCCTACTTCTGGTTCAGTATCTACAGTATTCAAAAAGAATGTTGGTAAGTGTACTATTACAGAACAGAATGTAAAAGAACCTGGCAGTCCATACACACCACCTATTGCAAATCCATTAGATCCAATTGGACCAGAAGATCCAACGTCAATTCTTCCAGAATTTCCTGGTTCTACTACTGAACTGACAGATACAACAGATACAACACCAACATTTGAGGTTAATGCAAATAGAATTACATGCCCTGAGGGTGAGTTTATCATTTACACTATCTCAACTACAAATGTAGACAACGGTACAATTGTATACTACACACTATCTGGAAAGGACATTACAAGTCAAGACATTGTAGGTGCATCATTGAATGGCACTGCTGTTATCAATAACGATCAAGCAAAAGTAACTGTTGGTATTGCTGATGATGGTGTTGTTGAGGACCCAGAGACACTAAGATTTACTCTTAATGGTAAGGGTAAATTTGTAGATGTCATCATTACAACTGCTGATGATCAGTCTGTAGAAGATTATGATGAAGGTGTGGGTGATGGTCTAGAAACTGTATTCTCACCATTTGAACCACCATCTATTGATCCTACTAAGATCATTACAGATGAGAATGGCGGCATCATTGAAATTCCTGTAGATAAACCAGGTGATCCATGGGCAGAAGCACCATATGTCTTCATTGGTGGCGAAGGTTTCGGTGGTGCAGCAACAGCATTACTAGATGAGAATGGTTTCCTAACAGAAATTCGTGTAAAGAGACCAGGATATGGTTATAAGAAGAACCTAGCATCTGATCTAGATGTTCGTTGTATCATTGATAGTTTTACCATCTTAAGACCTGGCATCGGATATACTGAAACTCCTAAAATGTATGTTGATGGAGAACTTGGTGTTGCAGAAGCAGTCATCAATGACGATGGACTTGTAATTGGTGCTAGAATTCTTGATAGAACTAGAACTTTTGACAGGTTCCCTGCTATAGATATTGTTGGTGGTAATGGTTATGGTGCTAAACTACTACCTTCACTAGCATGTCTAGACACTGACGCACTGTCCACTATTGGTGCTACTAAGATTGGCACTGGTCAATACATCGATTGCCCATAATGACAAAACAATATCCTGCACAGGAATATCCTAGTAATATCTTTAAGCAAACAACGCCTGATGAAGAACAGGCGCTGACAGATCAACCTAGGTTTCAAACATGGTACAAAGGATGGTTGACTAGATCTGAAATCTATGAGAGAAAGTTGCCTGATGGACTAACCTCTGCATTGAGGATAGACGGTCCTGGCGACAGTGCGTTCTCTTTAGATGACAAAGGTAACGTCCGTATCTTAACAGGCAAGAGAGACCCAGAGAAGGGCGCTGGAAGCGGCATCCTAGGTATCAAAACATGGGGACAACAGCAACTTCATAATGAGAGATCTAACCTTCAGTATGCAGCAGGATCTGATGAAGAAGGACAGGCGTTGAATGTTCTCTGCTATGGAGACTATGTTGAAAACTCTAAGGGTGGAACAAGATACATCTATGCAACAAAGATTATTCTTAGTGCAACATCTGAACTTGTTCTAGAAGGTGGTTCTATCAAGTTGCAGTCAGAAAGTGATATCAGCATGGCCGCGGCGGCGATTAATACTGCTCAAGTCAATAAGAAAGACATTGTACTTGGAGAGACAAAGAAAGAAGCACTTGGTACAGATACTACAAACCAGTTTGATCCTCGTGCAACACAAACATTCAACACACCAGGCAACCTTCAGAGAAATGTTGCTGGAGACTATAGAGTAAGTGTTGGTGGATGTTATCATTCATTCGCAGCAGGTGGTCCTGGCGGACTAATTCCTAGCAGAACATTTGGATACTATGCTGGTACATCTACAAACGCTGCTCTAGGAGGCACACTTGCAGCAGGTCTATACAGTGCTGGTGAGATGGACTTGCTTGCTACTAAGGATGTATTTGTCGCTGGTGCTGACTTTAGCATCACAGCAGGTGCAATTGATGCAACCGCTGCAGACGTAAATCTAGATGCTGGAGCATTCGATGCAACTGTTGCGTCCTTCAACGTTACCTCTGCAGGAGATGTTCGCTTCACAGGAACCAAGATATACCTTAACTGATAACTGTATCTTATGATACTAGTCAGATATACTCATTGAAAACTGGCACAAGGGGGATTGATTTCCCCCTTTTTTAATGATAAATTATTCCTGTAGCAAATGGGAGGTGCCTCAATTACTCGCACCAAACACTTGACGCGCATCTGCATCATGTGCTATTCTT